TATTTGAAAGGCTATAGAACGGAAGAGCTGGCGAAAACCGGTCTGGCTGAAAACCGTCAAATGTCCGTCGATTGGACATTGATCTGCAATACGGAAAAATCTCATGCAATCATTGGTGATTGCTTGGCATTAACCGCAGTAGTGGCGTAACTTTAGAGGGCGGAAACGCCCTCTTTTTTTTAGGGGGGAACGATGAACAAACAACGACAACAGCAATCAGATAGATTAAGGCAAAATCAAGCGAGCAGGAGAAAACAACATGGATGAGGTGATAAAAAGCGAACTGCATTATCATCATGGCGATAATACAGCGACACACGTAGCAACACAGCCAACTGAGAACTTAATTCTGGATCGCAATGCTGAACTCAGAAAGAATCCCGGCGCAATACATGACCTTGGCGCGCAAAGCGGTGAATCTTTTGGTCGATTAATGGCAAGCATCCCGATTATCATGTACGATAGAGCGCTACGAAATGGCTTTGATCTAAACAGCAAAGATAAAACGCGCGCTGATCTTGAAATGATGCGATACTTACAAACGACCGAAGGCAAATCCTGTCTAGTACAGGCTCCCACTCAAAAATATTTTGAAGGATTATCACCATGAAACTATATAGACGCAATCCAGGCTTGAACGGATGTTACAAAGACGGACAATACGCAAAAGATCGCGGCGCAGCCATAACAACTAATCCCCACAGTATCACCACAGATTTTGAATCGCATTTTGCCTGGATTGATGGCTGGAATAAATCTGCTATTGAAGCAACTCCTCAACGATTTTTAGCCACATTCAGCACCACAACCACAGCAACCGCACCGGCAACGGGTGGAATAGCATTTAATAATGCCGTGCTTGCTTCAGTTACCATCGTTAAATTGGCCTTATTGCAATTAACCGGTGTAACACTCAACCCCACCATGGCGGATTTACCGGTAGGCACGTCTATCAGGATCATTAATCCCGCTGACGAAACCAATTTTGCAGTGTATGTCACAGTGTCGCAGGTTATCACAACCTACGAGGCGATTACGGTTACTTATGGCTCGTCAGCAGGCGCACTGTTTGTTGATGCGTCGTCTGTCGTGGTTGCTATAACCAGACCATGAGTGATTTAAAAAGCTTTGCCGATGCGTGGTTACTTAATCCGGTTTTTAAAGTCCCTGTTAATTGCATAGACATATCAACCGGATTACATGGTTTAGTGCTGTATAGCGACAATGTTTATCAGGTGCAATTATTCATAGCGGCACCTAATCATTGTTCGACAAACCATAATCACCCTAATTGCGATGCCATACAAGTTAACATGGGTGGCAAACAGATATTCAGCATTTGCGGTGTTGCTATAAAAAATAGCGGAGTGTTTGATAGCTGCCCTATCCCTTCTGGTATTGACCATAGCGTTATTTTTGGAGATACTGGCGGCGCTTACCTGTCAATACAACATTGGCCGGGCGAAAAGAAATCAATACGCAATGATTGGGTAGATGATGTTAATGGACATCCTGGAATTACTCCATGTGTATTTGATTTATATGACCAGCTTGAAAGTACTGCAATCGATTTAAAGGAGCTTATATCATGACCATATTAACAACTGCTCGTAACGGTGTGGTCATGGGTAAAGGTGGTAATCCTGACCATGGAAATCTACAAACTGTCGGATTGGGTAAAGCGGTGTCAAATAAAACAGTGCCGACAGTAACCGGGCTATCCTACGCAGCGGCGTTATCAGCCGCAGCCACGGCAACCTTGGGACTAAATGCAACGGGTAATTTTGCCGTAGGTTTATGCGTCAGTCAGTCGCCTGCCCCTGCCGCGTCCGTACCTACGGGATACACGATTATTGCAAATTGGGCTCCCTAATGAACTACACTGAAATAAAAAATGCGGCCTTGGCATACTCTGATCGGCAGGACAGCACGGCAGTAGTGGCGAATATAGATAATTTCCTCCGGGTTGTTGAAGCGAGGATGAATAGGCTGATGACCATTGAGAATCTGTCAATCCGTTATCAATTTCCCGCACCAAACCCAACTGATGGCAGATACGCTTTACCAGCTGACTTCTCCGCTTTGCAGGATATATCGATAATAACAGTGGCTGATATTACAAAGCGAACTACATTGTTACTGATTAATCCCGAGCAAATGAATAATGCAACGTCAGCCAGTAACAATCCCTCATGGTTAAAAAGGTTTTATAACATCATCGCCAGTCAGTTAGTGATACAGCCAGTAATTGATGACACAAACATCCTAGAGATCGTATATTACGGCAAGGTGTTACCTTTAGGGGTAATAAATACCGATAACTGGATAGCGACTAATCACCCGGACGTTTATATTTTTGGATTGATGACAGAAATTAATAGCTTTATGAAAGATGGCGTAGCGGCAGAAGCGTGGAACGCTAGATTTACACAAGCGGTATCTGAAATAACTTTTGCTGATGACAAATTGGTATATTCAGGGCCGCCATTAATTATGAGGGCAGGATAATGGCATTAGAAACCAGTACAACGATCAGTGGCTTGGTATCCGCTAATCCGACAGCTATTGACGCAGTATCTCAAGGTGATGACCACCTAAGATTAATTAAGTCTGTTTTAAAGGCGCAATTTCCAGGAGCTGGAGGTACAGGGTTCAGTATCCCGATAACTGCGACAGAGGCGGAGATTAACCAACTGGCTGGACTTATAGCCGGGTCTATACCGAGCGGAACTAAAATGCCATTTTACCAAGCGGCTCCCCCGGTCGGATGGACAGCGACCGCCATACAAAATGACTCAATGATGAGAGTTGTTACGTCTGCCACTACAGGCGGCACCAGCGGAGCTGGTTCTGGTCATAGTCCAATACTAAATAATGTTGTTACTAGCCATACTCACGTATTCACCGGCTCAGCATTGGGCACTCATTTACACGTTACGGGTGATCACGCTCATGAATCCGCACTTATACAAGCCACCGGGCCTTTTGGCGTGGGTGCTTTTGTAACTGGCGGCTATCCTGTTGGTCAAGCTTTCAATGCATCCACATTAACTAGTGGGATGACTACGTCACCTAACACCTCAAGTACATCAGCGGGAACCCCGGCAGGTACTAATGCCGTGCCAGCGGGTGCGGCTAATTGGGCGCCCAAGTATATGAGCTTTTGTGTAGGCACAAAAACATGATCGAGACACTGATTACCTGCCCGCTTGGGTCGACGTGTAAGGAAGTCAAAGACGGCAAAATCCATCAATGCGCGTGGTACACCACACTGGCGGGAAAGAACCCACAGACTGGAGAAATGATCGATGAGGCTCAATGTGCTATCGCATGGCTGCCTTTGATGCACGTGGAGGTCGCCAATGTTGGAAGGGGTACAAATGAAGCGGTCACATCATTACGCGAGGAAACCATCAAGCGCCAAGATGCCGCACTTATCTCAATGATTAGCCAACGAGGTAATATCAATGCTCTTGCAAATTCATAATATTGGACATTCGGGCGTAGTAAGTGATCGTGATCCTACTGTTTTACCACTAGATGCCATTTCCTACGGCGAAAATTATAAGGTCGTCAACGATAAAATAGTTTCTGCTTATAATGATAAACTGACCGTAACACAAACCATAACCCAAGCGTGTGGTCATGTATTCTGGGTGCCAAACACCAGTTTTTATATAACGATGGCCCGCACGCTTGCGGCTGTTTATAACGGGTCGGCGTGGTCAAATATCACCGATACTGGCGGTTATGCGGCAGCCATAGGAACAGATCAAGAGTTGTTATGGACTCATTGCATGATCGGCAATATCCCTATTGTCAATAATCCGCAAGTTTGGCCTTCCTATTGGTCTCCTCAGCAAACTACACAAGTTTTACAACCGTTAAATTTTAACGTCGCAAACACTTGGAAAGTGCTTACTTATCACGCAAAAGTTATCAGGGCACATAACAACTTTCTATTTGCATTAAATTTAACCGAGGGCGCAACCAACTATCCGACGAGTTATCGCTGGTCACATCCGGCGGATGTTAACGGCTTACCGTACACCTGGGATGAAACGGATTTAGCAGCCATAGCCGGTAAAGCGTCTATCGGTGTTGGTGGGGATATTATTGATGGCATGACTTTAAGGGATGCTTTTGTTATCTACTCAAGGAATGCTATAACCGTATTGGACTATGTGGGCGGTGAATTTATTTGGTCGTCTCGCACCCTAACAACCAGCCACGGGTTATTGGCGATAAATTGTGTCATAGAGGTCAATGGCGTGCATTATTTTATGTCTGTTGGCGACATAATGGCTAATGATGGCAATAGTGTCACATCAATTTTATCAAATCGTATAAAAGACAATTTTGTCGCAACGATGAGTCCCACAAAATATGCGAACTCTTTCGTATGTTCCAACACGCTGACGAAAGAGATTTGGTTTTGTTATCCGGAAATTGGTAACAGCTACCCATCAAAGGCAATTATTTTAAATTACGAATTTAATACGTTAACGCAAAGAACACTCGTGCAGCGCCCTTATGCCACATTTGGGCCACAGCTAACGGCGCAAGTATCCTGGACAACGATTACAGATACATGGGATAGTGTTGGAACGCCATGGGGAAGCGATTTATCATCATCGTTAGAAAGTACCATTGTTGCGGCAAATGCCGCTGGAGATTTATACAGTCTGGAAATTTATGACATAACCAACGTACAGGGCACCATTGCCGAGCGCGAGGGAATTATTCTTAATGATCAGATGCAGGTATTTACGACGACGAGTGTCTATCCCAACATAACCAGCACGGGCAGTGTATGGATACAACTTGGTGCTCAAGATTTTGCGGGTTATCCGATTAGATGGCAGACGGCGTCTTTATTCACGCCGACCACCATGCGCAAAGTTGAGCAAAGAGCAACGGGGTCATTATTGGCATGGCGAGTATTTTCAGACGGCGTTACGCCTTTTACGTTGACAGGGCTAGACATAGAATACACTTTAAACGGGGTTAGATAATGTCTATTGAACAGCCGCCCTCAAGCACATCGAAAGAATTGCGCGAATATTTGTCCAGGCAAATATCCAGGATTAGTGGCATTGCCGATTATATTGTTGGCGGATTGGCTATGCTTTCACTTAAGAAACTGACGTTAGTTGGTGCTAATGACGTAACAACCGGCGGTGGACAGCTATATTTAAATGGAGTTACCGGAAATCGCATTGATTTTAATGTCAACGGCGTTGCGGCTCCTACTTTTACAACACGTAGCGCTGGAACCAAAATAGTATTATATCCAAATATTACTGGATCGGACGTAGATATAGGTTTAGGTGTAGAAACAAACAATCTATGGTTCAGCACACCAAATACAGGCACAGGCTTTAAATGGTATGGTGGCACTACACTTGCTGCAACTTTAACTGGTGCTGGTAGATTGAGTCTGACGGAAAACCTTGGCGTAAGAGCTGCTGCAACAGCTATTGATAATATCATAGTAGGCAATATCACCGGTGGAACTACCGCTCGTGGAGTCTATGTTCCATCCGTTATCCAGTCTGGTGTAACTGCTACCGCATACGGCGTATCAACAGCACTGGGAACATCAGCCGCAGCTTTTACGTGTGCTTCACTTGGTCATTTTGTAGCTGTTCAAGGCACTATCGGCGCAGGGTCAGCAGTCACAGGACAACATGGTTTTTATGCTGATTCTACATTAACGGGTGCAGCGAGTAATTATGGATTTTACGGAAATATAGCAGCAGCAACAGGAAGATATAATTTCTATGCAGGCGGTACAGCAGCAAATTATTTCGAAGGGTCTATAGCTTGTAATAGCGCAATAAATAGTAGTAGCTCAACTGGCGGCATAGGGTACGCAACTGGTGCGGGTGGCACAGTAACTCAAATAACATCAAAAGCAACCGGCGTCACATTATCAAAGATGTGCGGCACCATTACCACTCATGCAGCCTCACTTGCCGCAAATACCGCAGTATCCTTTGTACTCACAAATACTGTACTTGCAGCAACGGATAACATGATATTAAACATTGTCGGCGGCACAAATGGCGCATACTGTTTGGGGCTTGATGCAGTAGCCGCCGGATCGTGTACCATAACATTACGCAACCTTACCGCTGGCGCTATTGCAGAAGCGGTAACTATTAGATTTACAATTTTAAAATCTGTCAACGCATAGGATATTTATGAAATTAACAAGCGGTTTTGTATTTGCAATGATCCCACCATATCTAGTTGATGTTATGTGGAAAGACATTGAACCCATATTACAGCGTGTTGTCGACTGCTCACATGGTGAGTTGAGTTGTGATGGGGTCAAGCGCAGAGCGAAAGCCGGAACAACTTTACTGGTCGCTATCTGCAAGGATGACAAAATAGTTGCAGTTAATACAGGCGATGTTGTTGAATTTGATAGCGGATTGCGAGCGTTTTATATCCCAATTACCGGCGGTGATTTTATGGACGAGTGGTTAGTTGATTCATTAGAGGTTGCCAAAGCGCTGGCAAAGGATTTTAATTGCACGGAATTACGAGGCATTTCTGTTCGCAGGGGGTGGTTAAAAGCCTTACCGAAAGGGTGGGAGCCAGTTTCAGAAACAATTCGATTTGATTTAGGAGTAGAGCAATGAGCGGACAAAGCGGCCATAGCCAAGGCAATTCACAAAGTCAATTCAGTCAGGATATTCCGGCATTCCAACGGGATGCCCTGACTAGATTATATAATCAGGCGCAAAACCA